CACCCATACTGCTCAATATCGGCCATCTGCCGGCATCCAACACTGGCAAGAACAAAATTTCAATACAGTTATGCAGACCTTGGGAATTCGAGCCAATGCTGGTTACAGGCATAGTCCTAGTGTGATCGAAGTTAAGGGGAGCTTAATTGGTTTTGCTACCGATAAAATAATCCGAGTTTGGCGCTTTGATTTTTATACCGAACAAGATAATGTATATGAAAAAGACAGCGATCCGGTGGGCTTGCTCAAAGATGATTTTATGTTAATACCTTATATTGCAGGTTTAAACGAAGTTATGGAACAAAAGTACGCAGTATTCAATACAGAAGAACCGGGCAATAACATCACATTCTTTAAAAAATAATATTAGTTGTTTACTTTTTAAGCTTCTTTATAAATAATAAAGCAGGCACATAACTACATTTAGGCATTCAATCATACAATAGGCACATGACTCGGAGCGAGTCCCTGACTTATAACATTGGAGAGCCATGATGGCCACAAAAGAAGCAGTAGCACAAATAGCTATGCTACCAGAGCGTGTAGCAGTAGTTGAAACCAAAGTACATCAGATAGAAGGTAAACTTGACGATCTCAAAGCCGACGTCAAAGAAATGCACGACTGTTTAGATCAAACACGTGACTTATTGGATAAGAAACTCTGTGAAATGGCAGTCGCAAGCAATACCCAACATGCAGAACTAGCCGATAAGATCGGTGATTTAGAAAAAGTCAAAAACAAGTGGACCATGTATGCCATGGCAGCTCTAGCATTTTTTGCAGGTGCAGGCTGGCTTAACACTGTAAATTTCCCACATATATTAAAGTTCCTAGGCCTATAATTCTGTTAAATACAGAATGCACCTAGAAGAATTTTCTCTCCCGCCGTTTGAGCATCACGACACATTAAATCCACTGCTATGGCATGATATGCAGTTAGCACCGGATGTACGCCGTGCCCTATTAAAAATCGCCAAACACTTTTTAGAATTTATCGGTGTTCCGGACTTAAAACTTAAAGATATTACTATCAGCGGAAGTAATGCTAGTTTTGGTTACAGTAAATTTTCTGATATTGATCTGCACCTAGTGGCAAAGGATACTGCTGAACAAGAAGAATTGTTTACAGCCAAAAAGAATCAATACAACTCAACATACGATATTAAAATTAAAGATATACCTGTAGAATTATATGTGCAGGACAGCGATCAAAAACATCACTCAGCCGGCATTTATTCTGTGCTAAAAGATCAGTGGATCAAAAAGCCCAGCGGACAAGCGCCAACTGCTAGTCCACAAGAAATTAAACGTAAAGCTCGCAACTATGCTGGCAAGATCAATTCAGCATTACGAAGCGGCAGTATAGCACAAGCACAGGAAGCAATGGAAGAACTACGAAGACTTCGTAGTGCAGGATTAGAAGCTAACGGTGAGCATTCAGTAGAAAATCTAGCATTTAAACTACTCAGAGCTCGCGGACAGATTGATAAATTGCGTAAATACATAAACAAACAAACCAGTGCTAATTTAAGCATCGAGGAAGAATATGAAGATTAAAGATATACTAGGCGAAGAAGGTCAAGTAACCCCGGGTACAATCGAAGCGCCACCGCAAAACGGTCAATATAAAATTAAAGTAGACCCCTCTTTAAATCCAGCAGGCGAAATTAGCGTCAATGCTGGAGATATGAAGATGGGTCCAGACGGCAAGCCTCAAGTTACTATTCCTGCAATAAATGCCGGTGATCAAGTTAATGTGGTCAAGTCTGATCAACCGACCGAAGCAGGCGAGCAGGATACATATCAAGTTGCTCCAAATGCAACTGATAGCGATCTTCCACAAGCACCGACTATGGGCAGTGACGTTGAACCTGATCCTAAAGCACAACAGGCTAACAATTCTGCCGCCGCCGATAACTCGGGCACAGGCATGAATCCAGATGAAGGCTATGATACTGATTTGATAAGATCCGGACATAATCACCCAATCGGCGGAGATCCTACCGATCGTTATATTCATCAAGTTAGCGACCATGAAATTGATGAAGGGCCAGAACCAGCATTTGGAACTCCAGAGTATTGGGCAAAAGTACAAAGTGGCGAGATCAAACTGAATCCAGCACCTATGCCAACAGTACCAGTAAAACCAAGTGCTCTAAGCGATCCCGGCATGGCAGCACCTTTTACTCCTAATCCAAGATTTAAAGATCCCGGCATGGCAGCACCTTCAGACTGGAAATCTAGGGCAAAAGCCAACGAATCAGCTGATGATATACTCTTAGATAAGATGTTAACTATTGCTGGACTAAGATGAAAATTAACGAGTTATTAGGCAAGTTCGGCATCTTTACTACTAATGAAGAAGCCGACCTTTTAAAAAAACTAAAAGAACCTGTTAAACTAAGTTCACTGAGCGATCATGATCAATTCAGAGTTGAAGGTATGATCCGCAAAAGTTTGGTAACTAAGTATGGATTCGAAGATCCTACAATAGTTGCAAATGAAAACACATTCTAAAAATAAACGAAAACCTAAAGCAAATAGCAAGCCCCCATCGGCCAAGCCGCAGGCTAAAATTATACACGAGCTAGCGTCTCACTTTGAAGCAGACCTCAAGACTGCATTACCTATTGCTATTCAACCCAACGGTAACATAGTGTATAAAAATATAGTTATTCGACAAAATAAACACAAGAATTGGGCCATGCACTATGTAGGCAATACAGATGCTATTGAGCAATTTTATCTTAAGACCTGTGCGATAATGGCTGCAAAAGCATATACTAATACTAATCTAAACAAGTTCTTTGAAATCAAACAGTTAGATACACAGTACTGGGCAAACTATATGAAAACTACAGTAGCACAACAGGGTATTAAAGTCACTAGTGATTACGAAAAATACCTAATATTACTAACTAAATTAGAACATCATCAAGAGCTGGCCAATAACTACAAGGAAAAGATTTCCAGAATGTTTAAGTGGTCGTTTGTATAAATACGTAATAGAATGCTTAGGAAGCCACCATGCAAATTAGAGAACTTTCAAAACCCGTAACAGCTAAAAAGCTGAACGAGAGCCTAGCCAAAAAGTTTGGCTATACCCTACAATTGGAAAATTTCACAGACGTTCAACTAGAAGATGCACGTAACAAATTACGTACAAAACTTAGTCAGTTTGAAGTTAGCGAAAGTTTTGATTCAGTGCATGGAAGTCCTGAGTATCACAAAACTAAACTATTCCTAGAAACCATTCTTGCGGAAATCAAAGAACGTGAAGACGGCAAGTGCCCTGACTGTCACAAAGATCCATGCGAGTGTGTAGAAGAAGATTTTGATGATAAGGCAGCAAAGAAGGCTGAGCTACGTAAAAAAGTACAAGCAGAAAACATTAAGACTAGAGCCCAAGAGTATTCAGTACCAGAAAGCTGGATCAACTCAGCTATCAAACGTATTGAACTAGAAGAATCAGACAACGAAGAATTAACAGCAGAACTAACCACACGTTACGATCTAAGTGAAAATCAAGCTAACTATATTGTATATCTAGCAGAAGGCGAAGAGCAAAAGGCTGAAGTCATCCTAGCAACCAAGGACATGGTTGAACGCATCACAGGCTGGATAGAAGACGTAGCCGCAATGAAAGCGGAGCAACTTCTTGAATTATTAGACTCTATAAGAGAATCACTAGGCAGTGATGTTGCGCAACAATATCAAGATCAAGTCAAACCAGCATTAGAAGCAATTTACACAGCATTAGAAACTAGCCGTCAAGGCTTGTCAGGCGCATTAGCACTAGTATCAGGCGGCGAAGCTCCAGCAACAATGGGAGCACCAACTCCAGGCGCACCAACTCCACCACCAGGCGGCGTTCCTCCAACAGGAGCTCCGATGGGCGCAGGTGGCCCAGAAGAAGCAACTCCTCCAGCTCCGGAAGCAGGCAGAGAGAAGCGTGAAAGCGTTGACTACAGTCGTCGCCTAGGCATTTTACTAGCCACTTCAAAAAAAAAATAATTGAGACTATCGACCCTCTAGTTAGACAACTATGGTCAATTCAACAGGCCGCAAACAACGACCACGTACAGGCTGAGCTGACTTGGGAAGCCCTATCACAAATGGGCATCCCAGTTGGCTACGATGAATTTGCCGCTCGTTGGGAAACCGATCCGATGTTAAAGAAATTAGTGGATCGATTTGATGGCCAAAAATTAGTACTTAAAACACAAGCCAGCGAACCACCACCGGTCCAGAAACCCGAAGATACAGGTGAGATTGGCAAAATGGCTATGAACGCAGTACCGGACGAGCTCAAATAAATTGACATATAGTGCAAGTTAGTATATACTTGCGCTATGACCTTACTCAACGAAAGATACGACTACACACCCTTAGACAGGGCCAGTGTAGAAGGCAAGCGTTTATACGCAACCCCAGATGGTAGCAAAGTTCCCAGTGTTACTACAATCTTAGATAAAACTAAACCTGAAGAAAAGAAAGCCGCATTGGCCGCATGGAAGAAACGTGTCGGCGAAGCTAAAGCACAAGAAATTGTTACCGAAGCGGCTGGCCGTGGCACACGTATGCACAAGTTCCTAGAGGACTATGTTAAACAGGGCATTATCAACGAACCTGGCACAAACCCATATAGTGTACAAAGCCATAAGATGGCCAAGTGTGTTATCGAACACGGACTTAAGAATGTTAACGAAGTCTGGGGTGTAGAAGTACCGTTATACTATCCAGGACTATATGCAGGAACTACTGATGGTTGTGGTTTACACCTAAACGAACAAGCGATCCTGGACTATAAACAGACTAACAAGCCTAAACGTGAAGACTGGATTGAGGATTATTATCTACAATTAACAGCTTATGCTCTAGCGCATAACGAAGTACATGGTACTAATATTCGCAAGGGTGTTGTGCTAATGTGCGTAAAACCGCCCGAAATTACCCCTATGGTTTGGGGAGAACCCGTATATCAGGAATTTATACTAAAACCCGAAGATTTTAGCTACTGGGAAGCCCGGTGGTGGGATAGGGTTGAACAATACTATAAACAGATGTGATAAATATCCTATATAGAGGATATTTCAATGGCTGTTGTCCAAATCTCAAGAATACAAATACGTCGCGGGCAAGCGAATGGTGGCACAGGCTTTCCACAACTTGCAAGTGGAGAACTTGGCTGGGCCATCGATACCCAACAGTTATACATCGGTAACGGAGCAGTTAGCGAAGGATCGCCAGCAGTAGGCAATACTAAGATTCTTACGCAAAACGACTTGACTGGAACTAGTAACCTACTACAGCAAGTTCAGCACATTTACAAAGTTAACGATGCTACGCTTCAAACTGGCCCAACAGCCAATAGTCCAATATCAAGATACTTACAGGCACGATTAGATGATCGTGTAACTACTACTGATTTTGGAACAATAGGGGATGGCGCTGCCGATGATACGATAGCTATCCAAAGAGCTATTAATCAATTATTTTTAAACGCTACTACCAAAGCATCTGCAAACACAACAGCAGGCGCTAGCAAACGCATAGTATTAGAAATGCCGGCAGGCACATTCAAGACCACCGGGACAATTTATATTCCTAGTTATGCTAGCCTTGTAGGCGCTGGCAACGAAAAAACAATTATCAATTACAATCCCACTACTACGTTCACCGGAACAACTACTAGCGGAAACGCAATTATAACTACAACCAGTGCAACTGCCGCCATGATCACTGGCAATGTTTCTGGTACAGGTATACCTACCGGTTCTACAATTATTAATGCAGTTCCAGGAGTCAGCATTACTATTAGTGGATTAGCAACAGCGTCTGGATCTATTACAGTAACCTACATATCGCCTGCTCCTGCAATACAATTTGTTAATGATACATCAACCCCCGGCAATCCAAGTAGCATAGGTAGTACGTTAGGTTCAAACCAACCTAGAAATATTCGATTAGCTAATTTGACTATTCGCACATCAACTGGAAAGAATACAGGCTTACAGTTAGACGCGGCTAGAGATTGTGTGTTTGAAAATATTAATTTACAGGGTGATTGGGGCAGTAGTTATAACATTTTAAATCGTGGCATTTATATGCAATCTCTAAGTGCTATTGTTACCTGTGAGCATAACATCTTTACAAATATTAAATTTAAGAGCTGTACATTTGGAGTATGGGCTAAACAAGATGTTCGCTATAATCTATTTGAAGATTGTTTCTTTGATGATGGCTATCAGGGATTTGCGTTTGGTGTAGGTGCTGATAGCGTTAGTGTCGGACAATTATACGGTCCTCGAGAAACAGAGATAATCAATTCAAAGTTTTATAATATCAAAAGACATGCTGTCTATTGCGAATTAGGATCTAACAATACCACTAGGTCTTGTAAGTATATCAATGTTGGAAATAACGGTGCTGGCAATACTGGTGCAATATACCCACAAGTTTATTGGAAAACAGCCGGCAATGCCAGCTTAAACGATTCCTCTGATAGGGGTGGTGATCTTTCTACAGGAAATCTCACAGTACCATATATTCCAGAAGTAGCAGGACATGCTGTGTATAATTTACAAGGTAACAGACAAATTGGCATTAGCTACGTTACCACTAACTTGACACTTGCTTTTAGACTTCCACTCAACACTGATCAATTTGGTATTCCAGCGGGTGGTGTGAGCTATGTAATTGACTACATTTATAAAAGCAATACCAATAACTTCACTAGAAGAGGCACCATGACTTTATCAGCCGACGTGGGCTCTGCTCAAGTACAGCTATGTGACGAATTTGATTTTGCAGGAAACGATAGTTCTGGCAATTCAGTAAAATTAGATTTTTCGGCAGGCTTCTTAGACTCACTAGGGTCAGCATACACAGGTGCAGTAGGCCAAAGTCCATATTCAATCATAGTGTATTACACCAATACATTAACTAGCGACACCGGCTCATTCATTTATTCTTATAAGTCAACCATTTAAATCTGCCATTCCGTTAGGCCGATTTAAAAAATGCGTATATAATTAGTTATATCACGAAGATAAGAAATTTACAACAAAAAAATATATTAAAACCCAGCTTATAACGGCGTAAGTCGTTGTGAGACAATAAGATTTTTCCCTGAGTTGGTTGCTAATAAATACTTCCTAGACAGAGTAAGTACATAACATACACGCCAATTCAGAAATAGGATACGATGAGCAAGATTACAGTAATAAAAAGAAATGGCAATCGAGAACCGCTAACTATTGAAAAATGGCAGGCGCAGGTTGCTAAAGTTTGTAAGGGTATCGCCGACGTTAGCCAGTCGATGATTGAAATCAAAAGTCAACCGCACTTCTACGACGGTATAACTACAGAAGAAATCGATGAAATAACTCTACGAGCTATTGTAGATCTTATTGATGTAGAACATAATCCGGACATTGGTCACACTAACTATCAATTTGTAGCAGGAAAGCAAAAGCTCAGTATGTTGCGTAAAGATGTATATGGACAATACGCAGTTCCTCACCTATACACTATTGTTAAAAAGAATGTCGAAGTGGGCTTGTACACCCCCGAATTACTCAATTGGTATAGTGAAGACGACTGGAATAAAATGAATGAAATGCTGGATCATGAAAAGGATGAAACCTACTCGTATGCGGCCATTGAACAGTTAATTGAGAAGTACCTTGTTAAAAATAGAGCAACAAAGGAAACTTATGAAACACCACAGATTAGATATATGGTTGCGGCAGCGACTGTGTTCCATAAAGAAGAACCGAATAGTGCAAGGATGCGCTACATTAAAGAATACTATGCGGCGGCATCCGATGGTTTGTTTACTCTTGCTACACCTGTCTTGGCTGGTCTTGGCACTCCGACTAAACAGTTTTCTAGTTGTGTGCTTATCCGCAGTGACGACGATCTGGATAGCATATTTGCTTCTGGAGAGATGATGGCCAAGTATGCCAGTAAACGTGCGGGGATTGGACTGGAGATCGGTCGACTGCGCCCATTGGGCTCCCCAATTCGCGGTGGCGAAATCATGCATACTGGTATGATACCATTCCTAAAAAAATGGTTTGGAGATTTAAGAAGTTGTTCACAAGGAGGCATTCGTAATGCTAGTGCTACAGTTTTTTATCCTATCTGGCATCATCAGTTTGATGATCTTATTGTGCTTAAAAATAATCAAGGAACGGAAGAGACTCGTGTCCGCCATATGGACTACGGTGTGGTCTTGTCTGCGTTCTTTTGGAGACGCTTCAAAAACAAAGAAAACATAACGTTCTTTGATCCTAACGAAGTGCCTGACCTGTATGAAGCCTTTTATCAAAATACAGAACGCTTTGAAGAACTATATGTAAAGTACGAAAAACGTAAAGACCTGCGTACAAAAACTATGAGTGCTGAGGAAGTATTTAAATCAGGTATACTAAAAGAGCGCACAGACACAGGACGTATCTATCTAGTGTTCATTGACAATGTAATGAAACAAGGACCGTTCGATCCTGAGTACCATACAATTTACCAAAGTAACTTATGCTGTGAAATCCTATTACCTACTAAATCTTTCAAGCGTCTTGATGATGTGGACGGCCGTATTGCTCTTTGCACACTCGGTTCGATCAACTGGGGAGCATTCCGCAATCCAGAAGATATGCGCCGTGCTTGCCGCATTTTACAGCGTAGTCTATGCAACATACTTGATTACCAAGATTTCCTAAGCATACAGAGCAAACTAAGCAATGACGAAATACAACCACTAGGTATTGGTGTTACCAATCTCGCCTACTGGCATGCCAAACGTGGACTTCGTTATGGTGAAAAAGATGCACTACAAGATGTTAAGAGCTGGATGGAACATCAGGCATTTTACCTAACAGAAGCTACCGTAGAACTTGCTCGAGAGCGTGGCCCTTGTCAGCATAGCTCACATACACGATACGGCAAAGGTATCTTTCCGTGGGAACTACGTGCTAAAGGTTCAAATGAACTTGCCGATTTTACACCAGAACTTGATTGGGAAACTCTACGTGGTAACATGAAACAGTACGGTGTACGCAATGCAACCTTAATGGCCATTGCACCCGTGGAGAGCTCAAGTGTTGTTATTAACAGCACCAATGGTATTGAAATGCCCATGAGCTTGATTAGTGTTAAAGAAAGCAAAGCAGGATCATTTGTACAGGTTGTTCCTGAGTATCACAAGTTGAAGAACAAATATCAACTGATGTGGGAACAGAAAGATTGCGATAACTATTTAAAAACTGCCGCAGTACTAGCCGCCTATGTGGATCAAAGTATCAGTACTAACACATTTTATAATCCAGCACATTGGTTAGATAGAAAAGTACCAACAACATTGATTATAAAAAATCTAATGCAAGCTCACATGTGGGGATTAAAAACATTCTACTACAGCCTAATTAATAAAGCAGGTAGTAAAGCAATAGAAGAACCGACCCCTACTGAACAAGCAACAAATGGTTATAATGGATATCATATTGAAGAGTTAGAAGATGATTGCGAGGCATGTAAACTATGAGCCAAGAACAATATAATTTAAACACAAAGACAGATTACCTTAATCGTAAGATGTTTTTGGATCCAGCAGGCCCGGTCACTATCCAGCGTTTTGAAGAAGTAAAATACAAAAAGGTTGCAGACTTTGAAACAACTGCTCGCGGTTTCTTTTGGGTTCCCGAGGAAGTTAGTTTAACCAAAGACAGTCAAGATTTTAAAGATGCCAGTGATGCAGTCAAACATATCTTTACTAGTAACTTACTGCGCCAAACAGCGTTAGATAGTTTACAAGGGCGTGGACCGAGTCAAGTGTTTGCTCCAGTAATCAGTTTGCCCGAGCTAGAAGCATTGGTCTATAATTGGACATTTTTTGAAACTAATATCCATAGCCGTAGTTATAGTCATATCATTCGAAACATTTACAATGTGCCCAAGGATATTTTCAATACCATCCACGACACTAAAGAAATTGTAGACATGGCTAGTAGTGTGGGCAATTACTATGATGCGCTACACCAAATCAATTGTCGTAAAGAGTGCGGTGAAAAAATTAATGAACGCACACATATTAAAGCTATTTGGATGGCACTACATGCCAGCTATGCATTAGAAGCATTCCGCTTTATGGTATCGTTTGCCACAAGTCTAGCCATGGTGGAAAATAAAATCTTTATCGGCAACGGCAACATTATTAGCCTGATCCTACAAGACGAGTTACTGCACAAGGGTTGGACTGCCTACTTAATCAATCAAGTGGTCAAAGAAGATCAACGCTTTGCAGAAATCAAAGGTGAGTGCGAACAAGAAGTATATCAATTATATATGGATGTTATACGTGAAGAAAAAGCATGGGCTGATTATCTGTTTATAAAAGGACCAGTGATCGGGCTTAACGCTAACATTCTAAAAGATTTTGTAGACTATACTGCTGTAGGTGCTCTTAAAGATATCGGCATCAAATACAATAATCCTGCACCAAAATCAACACCAATACCTTGGTTTAACAAACATAGCGATACAAGCAAAAAACAAACAGCATTACAAGAAAACGAATCTACTAACTATGTGATTGGTGTTATGAGTGATGCTATTGATTATGACCAATTGCCAAATTTATAAGAGAAAAATATGATTACAATTTATTCAAAAAATAGTTGCCCGTTTTGCGATAGAGCCAAAGCACTTCTAGAATCAAAGGGTGTAGAATTTAAAACAGTAAATATTGAAGAAACTCCAGATGCACGTGAGTTCTTGATGGATCAAGGATTACGTTCAGTACCGCAAGTATTTAAAGACGGAGTGTTGTTGCCAGGTGGTTTTCAAGGACTAGCAGGCAAGTCAGAAGATTTTTTTGAAACATTAAAAGGATAATATGTTAATAGATAAAGGCGTAGCAGTAGGCGAAGTAATTACATTAAAGTTAACCAGTGGTGAGGAAATCGTTGCCAAGTTAACAGAAGAAACATCAACTTATTATAAACTAAGTCGTCCAATGGTAATTGGTATGGGACAAAAGGGGCCTGGACTAATGCCTTACTTGTTTACCGTACATCCAGATAAAGATGTTAAATTACTTAAAATGACTGTGACTGTAGCAGAAGCTACTGATAAGCAGTTTGCCGATCAGTTTATCGAACAAACTTCGGGTATTAAACTGGTATAAATATCAAATGCCAGCCGTAGCCAGACTAGGGGATCCAACAACAACCGGACACGGTTGTACCAGCACTACCACCGTAGTGGGCCCAACTGGTGCTGTTGCCAAGGTCTATGCCAATAACATTGCTATAGAGTGTAAGGGCAATCCAACCGCCGAACACACAATAGGTGACCCTCCATTTTGTGTTGCGCATACTGCAAAAATTAATGTTGGCTCGGGGAATGTCTATGTGGGCAATATTGCTGTCGCTCGAAAAGGCGATAGTACAGATAATGGTGCAATCACAGCCGGTAGTCCAAACGTATTTGCCAACGGGTCTTGACATTTATTTTTAGCCCCTGTACACTAGGTATAAGTACTCTGTACTTCATATAAAGGATTAATAAAATGGCTACAAATAAACACGCAGAATTTACAGCACTGGTTGAAGCAATGCAATCAGATTTTGAAAAGTTTTACGACAAAGAAGTTGGCGCTGCCGGCACCCGTGTTCGTAAGCATTGTCAAGAATTGGCTAAGTTATGCAAAGACACACGTAACGATGTTACTGCTGTTAAAAATGCACG